TGATTTTTTATAGTCAAGTGGCCGCTGGTGCATTTGTGGGCTACAGTGTTGGACAGACACTCACAGCCGCAGAGTCAGTGATAACTAAATTTGCACTCAGTCGCTTGGATCGCGGCACCGCTGGTGTAGATACTGCAGCTGTCATAGCTGTAGTCAACAGCATACCCACTGTCAGTGGAATACCATCCTTGATTGCAACACCGTTGACCAATCCAATCACACAAGCGGATATCGCCAACATTGACTCTGGCGGAGTTGACGTAAGCCTTCCACCTGAACCAGTGGGACCACTTGGTTCTGACCAGGTACGGGGAATACTGGCACAAATAGCCAACCTGGTTGATCAACCTGCAGATGTCATGAGTGATGAAAAGGGAGTGGGACAATTTGGATTGACAGTACCACAACTGGAACAAGCCGGGTTAGTCAAGCCCGGAACTTGGCAAAGATTTATTTTTGATCCAGCTCCATTGACTGCTGTATTAAGTTCTCCCGGTATATGGACCGGGCGTGGCGGTATCAACGCAGCACAAGATTTTTTAGGCAGTGTTGCCGCACAAAATAAAACTCAAGTGTCTTTGATGCAAAATGCCTATCAAGGATTGTTGGGCACAGGAGCAATTGCCAAGCCATCTGTGCCATCGATATTGGCCAGTCAAGGACAGATCTTCACACAAAGTGGACTTCAGGGCATATCATCTTTGGGCATATTAACAAACACCAGTCTAAGTGTGCCCAGTGCAGTGTCATCAGCATTGAGCGGTACTCCTATTGCCAGTTTATTGAGTAGTGCAACTACAAATTTAAGCACCATTGGGTCTGGAGCAATCGGTAGTGCACTCGCACTTCCTAGTATTGCTGGATTGACCCGTAGCTTGACCAACACTGCAACTGGAGATATTGGTGCGTTAGTTGCCAACGCCAGTCGTTTTGGAACAGATGCTGCCACAGCCTGGGCTGCAGGAAGTAGTGGCGTGATTGGCAGTATCACCAGTTCAGTTAATAGTCTTGTTGGTGGAGCCGGAACCAGTATCAGCAGTCTTACCAGTTCTCTTGATATTACTGGAAAAGCCAGTCAATTTGCCACGGCATTTTCGACACCACTTAGTAATCTCAGTAATCTTGGAAATTTTGATACCGCCGGCATCACTGGTCTAGCAGACAAGCTGACTGGTAGTGTGTCGGGTCTAGCAGACAAGTTGACCGGAGCAGTCACTAGCAGTGTGACGGCCCTGACTGATAATCTCGGTGCCTTGGGTGACAAGTTGACTGGCAGTTTAAGCAACTTGTCTAATCTGGCAGATCTTGGCAGCCTGGGCAAACTAGGAGGACTGTTTGGTGGAGGTGGCGACGCTTTGGTTTCACCAACGCAAATAGCTGCCGGGTTCAGTAACACCGTAGATCGTGCCACAGTCGACGTTGCAGTGGTCAAGATCCTGGGCAGTAGCAAAATACCAGTACCAACCTTTGAGTATCCTTCTTTAAATAGCCTAAGCCTGGAAGCCGGGCTGGACATAGCCAGTGCCCAAAAAACCCTGCAAAATTTAAAAAGTCAAGGCAGTGCCTTGCTTGGGTCAGCATCACAACTTTCTTCATTGGCCACAACTGCTCAAGCCACTTTGGCCACAAATGCTCGGGCCGCAACTGGAGTGATTTCTAATGCATTGACTCGATCAATCCAGGGTTAAATACACTATGACAACCTTTATTGGATTTAACACAATCAATCAAAACAAGTACTTTACGCTTACTGATTTTGAGTTGATCAAGCGAGACTTGCTAAACGCTTTTAACATCAGACAAGGCCAAGTGGTAGGATTGCCATGGTACGGTACCACATTGTGGGATAACCTATTTGAAAATCAAACACAAGATACTATCGGGGCCATCTACGATGAATTACAGAGAGTAGCAGCTGGAGATCCTAGAATTTACATTAGTTCATTGGAAGTATTTCCCCAAGAAAACGGCCTGTTGCTACAACTTGAACTCACAGTGGTTCCTAGCACTGACGCACAAAGATTAAACATCTTTTTTAATCAAGTTCAAGCTGTAGCCACATATGTTTAACTGCCCAGATTATTGGTTCCATAAATACAAAACACTGGAAGAACTATGGCTACGACTACAAGACAAACTGTAATATTTGGCGTTGAGGATTGGAAACGGATCTATCAAACCTATAGAGAAGCTGACTTCCAAAGTTATGATTTTGAAACACTCCGCAAAAGTTTTGTGGATTATTTGCGTCTGTATTATCCAGAAACATTCAATGACTATATTGAAAGTAGTGAATTCATTGCCTTGCTTGACGTTATGGCCTTTATGGGCCAGGCCTTGGCTTTTAGAACAGATCTAAACACCAGAGAAAATTACCTAGACACAGCTGAACGTAGAGACAGCGTGATCAAGTTGGCCAACCTGGTCAGCTATACACCGTTGCGTAACACCGAAGCGTCGGGCTATCTCAAAGTATTCAGCATCAGTACCACAGAAAGTGTTTTTGACTACAACGGTATTAATCTTGCTAATCTTACCATAAACTGGGCAGACCCCACCAATCTTGATTGGCAAGAACAATTCACAGTCATTATCAATGCTGCCCTGGTTAACACACAAAGATTTGGCCGCCCCGGCGCCAGTCAAAATATCCTGGGAGTTAGCACACAGGAATACACCGTCAATCTTGTGCCTGGATTCCTGCCAGTGGTGCCTTACACGGCCACTGTTGATGGAGTCAACATGCCTTTTGAAGTGGTCAATGCTACTTCTGCTGGTGAAGATTATATATACGAACCTCCTCCGTTGCCCGATGGCAGATTTAATATCTTATTCCGTAATGACCAGTTGGGATTTGCCAGCGCCAACACCGGATACTTTTTCCTGTTCAAACAAGGCACCTTACAAAATCAAGATTTCAATCTAGCTGAGCGAATCACCAATCGTGCTGTCAATATCAACATTGAAGGCATCAACAATACCGACGTATGGTTATATCAATTGGATAACGTGGGCAATATTAATGCGTTCTGGAGATCGGTGCAAAGTGTTTATGCAGCCGCAGTCGAACAGTTGGCCGCAGGCACACAAAACATCTACAGTATTGCCAGTCGAGTCAATGATCAGATCACTTTGAATTTTGGCGACGGCATATTCAGTACCGTTCCTGTTGGCACTTTCAGGACCTATGTTAGAGCCAGCAATGGATTGACCTATATAATCAATCCTCAAGAAATGCAAAGTGTACAGATTCCCATCAGCTATGTGAGTCGCACTGGACAGATTGAAACACTGACATTCACCTGCGGGATCACGCAACCTGTGACCAATGCCCAGTCTAGAGAGACTATTGCTGAGATCAAGCAACGTGCTCCTGCACAGTATTACACACAGAATAGAATGGTCAACGGAGAAGACTACAGTAACTTTCCATTCACACAATATAACAGCATATTAAAAAGCACAGCGGTAAATCGTGCCAGTATTGGTACCAGCAGATATCTTGACCTGGTTGACGGCACTGGAAAATATTCCAGCACTAATATTTTTGCCAGCGACGGTGCCTTGTTTGAATACAATGCGACTCCGGCATTTCAATTTTCTTGGGTCAGCATCAATGACATCAGCGATGTGGTATACAATCAGATCAATCCATTGTTAAGTGTTGCAGGGTCAACTCAATTTTATTATGCTAACTTTCCAAGACCAAATTTAGCTGCACTGAACTTGAACTGGCATCAGAGCACAGTGATAAACAACGAGACCACTGGATATTTCCAAAACAACACAGGTATTCCAGTTCCGATAGGACAGTATACCAGCAATAACTCTCGATACATCCTGACCGGCAGCCTGGTTAAATTTGTACCGCCTGCGGGCTATTTCTTTGATGCTGAAAATAATTTAAAAGTTGGTACTGCTAGTCTGCCTGGTGAAAAAACAGAACTGTGGGCCAGCCCTACGGCAGTGTATCTATCTGGCACAGCACAGGGATTAGGGAATTTGCCCAACGGAGTAGGACCGGTGGTGTTAAACACCTATGTGCCAACCGGCGCGGTACCGTTTGAAGTAATTCCTATCTTGATTACAGATATTCCAATTGCTCTTAAACAGGAAATAGTAAATCAAATATTCCTTAATCAGAACTTTGGACTGGGCTACGATAATCTTACTTCAACCTGGTACCTGATTACCAGCAGCAATTTGGATACTGATGCCAATTTCAGTTTGACCAACGCACAAAGCACTGCCGGCATAAATCTTGATGCCAGTTGGTTGATACAGGCCACCACAAATGGTGCCACCTACACAGTGGTATCAAGAGCACTCAATTATTATTTCGCCAGTGTTGCCCAAACAAGATTTTTCTTTTACACGCCAAATCCAATCTACGACAGTCGCACCGGCACCGTGATCAGAGACTTTGTCAATGTACTCAAAATAAACAGCCAACCAGATGTGAACTATCCGTTGCCAGATGATACCAGATTGACCATTATTGATCAGCCAGTATTGACTGATGGACTCACTGATGATTTTCAAGTTGAAGTCAGTTTTGAAAATAGACCCGGAACTGCCATACCTGCCAACCCAGACTTTTTTGATGATATCGTGGCCCCACAGGTGGATGCCAACAACAAGCTGGTATTTTTCCAGCAAACTTTAGACTTTGACAATTTACAAAGGTATCTACTGCTTGCCAACGGTGTGGTAAACAGCCTGTATCCTACATTGGATTCTATACGATTGATCCAGACACAATTCACGCCAGGCCAGGTATTTTATGCCTACAATCAATATCCAGGATTGCCAATCACCAGTCAGGTGTTTTATCTCTTGACAGAAGATACTGTAGGAAACTACGACCTAATAGTTGACCAAACTTATATCGCACAGATAGGTAGACAGGATTTGTATTTTCAATACCGGCACAACAGTCCGTTGACCAGCAGGATTGACCCGGGCAGCACAAACATCATTGATTTGTATGTGGTCACCAATCAATACTATACAGCATATCAAAATTGGCTGAGGGACAGTACCGGCACAGTGGTTGAGCCCAGTCCACCCACAATCGACGAGTTAAACACAGCCTATGCGGGTTTACAAACTTACAAGATGATATCAGACAACATGATTCTAAACAGCGTGGATTTCCAACCCTTGTTTGGACGCAAAGCTGATCCAGCACTTAGAGCCACCATAAAGGTCATACAAAACACACAAAGCACAGCCAGTACCAGTGCAATAAGAAATCTAGTGGTAGCTACCATGGAGACCTATTTTGATCTAGCAGCCTGGGACTTTGGTGACACTTTTTATTTTTCAGAATTGGCCGCCTTTATACATCAGCAGATTGGTGATGTGGTCAGTAGCGTGGTACTGGTACCACTCAATCCACTGAAAAGTTTTGGCGACTTGTATGAAATAAGATCAGCTCCCAATCAGATATTTGTGAACGGTGCCACAGTCAATGATGTAGAAGTTATAACTGCGCTTACCAGCACCAATTTACAAACAGCACCTGGTAGTGGAGTAATTTAATGGCCACTACTCGCACAGTAGACTTTCTTCCAGAAATATTTCAAACACCAGTAAATCAACAGTTCCTGGCCGCAACACTGGATCAACTGGTCCAAGAACCCAAGTTCAAAAAAAGCCAAGGATTTGTTGGTAGACGTATAGGCCCTGGAGTAAATCCTCAAGATGGCTATGTGATAGAACCAACGGCTGTGCGCAATCAGTATCAGCTGGAGCCAGGTGTCTGTCAGATCAATCCAGACAACTCACATACAGTGGTAGATATCATTACCTATCCAGGAATAAACGATGCATTGGCCTTGCAAGGCGCTGTCACTGCCGATCCGTCTGCGTTGTATACCAGTGACTACTACACATGGGATCCGTTTGTTGATTTTGACAAATTTGTAAACTATGCTCAATATTATTGGTTACCACTTGGACCTGCTGCTGTTGTAGTGGAAGCCACAGGCATTCCCTTGCATGCAACCTACACAGTGACTCGCAACAATGGGTACTATACTTTTTCTGGAGAGCGTGGTAATAATCCTCCATTGCGATTGGCCCGTAACGGAGTTTATAATTTTAATGTGGCGCAAAATGCACAAGCGTCTATACAATATCGCGTGACCAACAATGGTACCACAAATTGGGTCATTGATTTTGCAAGTAATCCAACACTGACCTTGACAAGAGGGAATACCTACACATTTAATCTGACTCAATCACTACCGTTGAGTTTTTATATCAAAACTGAATTGAGTTTTGGAACCAGCAACCTTTACAATTCGGGTGTGACTCGCAATGGTGCAAGCACTGGGCTTATTACATTTACAGTGCCACAAGATGCTCCTGACACACTGTACTATTGTAGTCCAACGGAATTTAATTTGCGTGGACAATTTGATATTGTAAACGGAACACCCGGTACCGGTCCAGGATTTTATATACAAACAACTCCGGGAGTAAACGGGCGTATTCCAGCCACTCCGAACATCAGCAGTCGCGATGTGTACGGAGTCGTAAACAACGGTGAAGATCTGGGCACAGTTACATTCAACACACCGGCGGTTAACGCACAAAGTAATTTTTACAACATGCCAACCATCGGTAGCATACCCAATCAACCAGCCGGTACTGTGGATCTGATAAGCGAACTAGAATTCAATCAAATTGACGGCGTCTTGGTATCGACCTTTTTTGAAACTAACCCCACTGGCATAGATGGCATAACCAATCTTGATGGTCGAACTGTAGTAATCATTCAGCCAACGGTACAAAACAGTGTATGGCTCATAAGCTATGTACCCGATGGCAGTGGGAATCTTTACATATCACTGAGTAATATTTTAGCTATGTCGGTGCTGACCAAATTTAACGTACAGTTTGGAGTCCAATATGCCAGTACCACTTGGTATACACAAGTTGATCTGGACGTGGTCATAATGCCGTTGCTGACCAGTGCTATCGATTTGTTATATTACCAAGATGGTCAAGATCCAAACATGTTTGGAACCATACAACTGGTAGATACCACCGCACTGGCAGTGCTAGATATCACAGATATCCTGGGCAGAACCCAGTATACCAGTCCAAATGGTATAACATTTACCAATGGATTGAAAGTGCAATTCCAAGGCACCACTATTCCTGCCAGCTATGAAAATAATTCCTACTATGTGGAAGGAGTGGGTACAGCTATACGTTTGTTATTGGTTGATGATTTTTATACTCCTGAAAAATACACAGATAATATCCCTGTGCCATTTGACACCTTGCCTTTTGACCAAGGTGTGAACACAAGATTTGATGGGGTACTACAAGCTCCATTGGTTCCTGATTACCTAACTATAAATCGAGCAGGCCTGGATAAAAATGCCTGGTCCAGAAGTAACCGATGGTTTCATACCGATGTTATAACTCTCACTGCTGAATACAACGGTACTGTTCCGGTGTATAACCAAGCAGCCAGGGCACGACGCCCTG